CAAAAAAGAAGAAATTTAAGTTTCAAGATGACACAACGGCTAAAAGAAAAGATATGTTAGCCATAGGCACTGGAAAAAATAAAAATAAAAAAGTAGTAAAAAAGAAAACTACCGTTAACTTTTCTAAGCAAGGATCTCCATATAAGATAAAATCTGGAGATACTTTATCTGGTATTGCTAAACAAAGAGGAACAACAGTTGCAAAGATAATGGCAGCTAATCCTAGCATTAAGGATAAAAATAAAATTATTGCAGGTAAATCTTTAAAGATGCCTGGAATTAAGAACCTTATGAGTAAACCAACTCTTAGACCTAAAGCTAAAGCTAAATCACCTTTAGGACAAGTGGATTCCTTTACTAAATCAAAAGTTACTAAATCAAAAGTAACGAAGCCAAAGATTAAAGGTTTAGATGCAAAGGGAAACTATAAAGGAACTAATATAAAACCTACAAAAATGCAATTAGATAGACTAAAGAAAAGAAAATAAATGGCAACTTCAAACTCAAGAGATTTTGATTTAGATGTAGGAGAACTTATCGAAGAAGCCTATGAAAGATGTGGCTTAGAGATGAGAAGTGGTTACGATGCTAAAACGGCTAGACGTTCTTTAAATCTTATGTTTGCTGATTGGGCGAACAGAGGACTTAATTTATGGACTGTAACACAAGAAACAAAAGCCGTTTCCTCTGGAACTGCTACCTATACATTATCGAGTGAGTTTGTAGATTTATTAGAAGTTGTTTTAAGGAACAGTTCTGGAACTGATTTTACTCTTACACAGATGAGCCGTGGTGAGTATTTAAGAATACCTAACAAAACAAGTACAGGTCAACCAAGTCAGTATTTTTTTGATAGGCAAACTACTCCCACGATCACACTATGGTCTACTCCAGACGCATCTTATACTCTTGTTTATTATTATGTAAGAAGAATACAAGATGCAGATGCTCTAGT